ATGCGCCGCGCACAATCTTGGTCGGCTGCAGATCTGGGTGAACGACAATCAGCGTGTCAGCAGACTGCGTCCAGCACATGTCGTCGACAATGCTGCTGCCGATGCTAGTTGTCAGGTAGTTGATGCCGCTGCTGTTGATGTTGGCCACCACAGCGCCGTTCTTGATGACATACATGCGGTTGTGCGTGAAGCACAGCATATAAGAGTCATCGACCGAGAACTGAAACGGCACCAGGCGCACGCCGTTGCCGGCAGACGCGGTGCTACTGTTGGGCAGCTCAAGGATGTGTTTCAAGCCTGGCCGGCGTCGCAGTCCACCTTGCGGCTGGATCAGCACGTTGGTCGCCTTGGCCAGCGCGTTCGGATAGGACTGCAGGTCAACCCGCGCACGCAGCAGCGGGTCGAGCTCGCCCGTGCTGAAGTTGGTGGCAAAGTCGACGAAGCGCGGCATCAGTTTCTCACCGCGATCAGGGTGTAATCTTCCATCGCACGGGTCGGCTGACCCTGCGCATCGATGTTCATAGCCGTGCGTAAGAAGCCGCCGCGGCCATTCTCGGACGGGTCGCCCACTGCCTTGCGCTCCCAGCGCAGCGACTTGTCCTGTTGTTCGGTGATCGGCTCGGCCAGATGCCAAGCCATCATGTACTTCATCAGCTGGGTGAAATACTGCGGCCAGGCGAACTCACCGACGCTGTACTGGTAGTCGATGAACACGGCCTCAATATTGGTCAGCAGCTGGTCGCCTTGGATCTCCCAGTCTTTCTGCACTGAAGCGCCTGGGCTGGCGGTGTCATAAACAGCACGCGGGCCGGCCAGGCGATCACCCGGCAGCTGATAGGCGTATTTCCAGACCGATGTCGGCGCTGTCAGCAGGCGAGCGAGCTGCACCTTCTTGGTGTTGAAACTCCACGGGTACATCACCAGCGTGGAGTCGCGGATGTCTGGGTACAGACGGTCGCAGACCGAGCTCTCGTCGGTGCCATCATTGAACGAAGTGATGGCCTTTGCGCCAATCAGGAGCAGGGCATCTGAACAAATTGTGATCCCGGTATCACCCGCTGCCATCGCAACCTCTTAATGTGAGAAGGGGCCGATCCCTTGAAAGAGACCAGCCCCTGGTGCTACTGTTGACTGCCGGTTAGTCGCCGTCGGTAGCCGACAGAGTTGTGCCGTCAGTCACGTCGACCACGCCCGAAGCGTTGGACACGACGTAGACCAGGGTGACCACGGCGGTCGAGCCGGTCGAGGTCACGCAGTGGATCACGTCGCCAACCTCAAGGGTGTTGGCCAGTGAGTTGAAGTAGCCCGACGTGTTGACATCCGCGATGGCGTCTGCGGTTTTGTAGCCATACATCGACGGTGCGTTGCCGCGCTTGGACGCTGAGTAGGCGGTAAAGCCAGCTGCATCGTATGCCATGATTCAGCCCTCCCTATTAAGCTGCAGCCGCGGTGTCGCGGGCAGTGATCTTGACGATACCCTCGGCATCGATCGCAACCGAACCCGCCGAGAACAGAGCATTGACCAGCCAGCTCGTTTTCTCAGGGATGTAGTTGATCTCAGTCTTGGGTGCGATGCCTTCTGCGTAGCCGATGGCGTCCTTGTGGAAGGCGTACAGCGTGCGATCCGAGGAGCCGTCGATCGGCAAGCCACCTTCCGAGCGGTCACCCAGCACATGGAACGTGAAGCCCAGGAAGCTGTTGATCTCGCCCTGCACCAGCGCCTTGACGGTGTTGAAGTCCGAGCTGGTGACCGAAGTCTGCTCGAGCATCGATGCCAAGCTGTTGGCGTGGATGATGATGTGACGACCGTCGCTCGGCACGTTCTTGGTGTTCAGGATCTTCGCAGCCTCGCGCAGCTTGGCGATGTTCATGTTGGTGTTCGAGCCACCAATCGAATTCGCCACGGTGCCGGTGCCGGAAGCAGCAGACAGCGCGTCGAGGATCAGCTGATCCTGGCGACGGCCAATCGCAGCGCCGACCACCTGGGCGAGCTCAGAGCGCTCGTCGAAGTTGACCTTTGCCTGCGAGAAAACATCCGAATACTCAGCAGCGTTCCAGTCGGACAGCGTGCAGGTAACGGTCGAGAAGCCGACGTTCATCGGTGTGACATCGGTCTGGGTCACGCGGGCAGTTGCCACGCCACGACCGACCTTGGGGAATTTTACTTGGGAGCCTTCGACACCACGACGCTGACGCACAGCACCCACCAGCATTGCCTTGCCCTGGTAAGCCTGTTTGACCTCTGCGTCGAAGAGTGTCACAAAGGCATTGCTCAGAGAGATAGCCATTTGTAAACCTCGTTCGGTTAATTAGTCAGGGTTTGCGCGTCGGTGAGCCGCGTCATGCGGGCCTGTGCTTGCTGCTTACGGCAGCCACTCGGCAGCATCTCGCTGCGAGTCAGGGTCGGGGAAACCCGGTGGGCCTTGCCGCAGATTGTAGGCAACTGTATCCAAAATGCAACACAGTCGATTGCAATCTGTACAAGACCCGACCGGTTAGTCCTTGACGACCTGGTTGAACAGCTTCTCGACCTTTTGTCGGTAGGCGGGGTCGGTCTTGTACTTGGGATCGGCCACCATCTGGTAGAGCTCTTCTTGGGTCGGCGCTCCTTCAATCGGTGCAGACTGGATCGGTACCCGGCCCTCGTAGGCTTCGCGGATCTTGACCAGCGCATTCAGGCCTCGAGCCGTGCCGCCCATAATCTTGAACTCGTCGAAGTCCTCGGCTGACCAGACGCCCTTGTTGACCAGGCCACGCGCCCAGTCGACCATGCCGTCGACCATCGCCCGACCGTTGGGGCCGAGCTTCTTCATCTCGGCAGCTGGGTCGACAAAGTCGGCAGACATGATCTCCTTCGCTTGGGTCTGCAGCTGGCCGACCAAGTCGTCGAACTGCGCCTGAGACAGGCCGTTCTCCTTTGCCCAGCCCGATAGGGTGTTTGCCATCGGGTTCTCGGCGTTGCCTTCGCCAAAGGATGACAGGTCATACTTGCCATCAGCCGGGGCGTTGTGAGCGCCTTTGCTGATCTTGCCGCGCAGATCTCGCCAGCTCTTTGCCAGCCCCTCGAAGTCGGCGTTGCCGTCCTTCCAGAAGTTTTCCGGCAGCCACTCTGGCCGATCGGTTGGGCTGACCGGCGCAGACGGGTCTGGCGCTTTGTGGTCGATCGCGACTTGTTGCGGATTGGTTTCTTGTTGGTTTTCGTCCGTGACTGAAACACCGTCGAGTAGGCCGGACTGACCGGGCTCGACTGCTGCGGTTTCGCTCATAGGCTCCTTGCTTGGTTGATCCGTGCGATCAGATCCCGCACGACATTGCGCTGCCCTTCGGCAAAGAATGCGTGCGAGGGGTCGTTGCCTGGCACGGCGACAGGCACGTCCACATACATCTCGCGCAGCCACTTGAGCAGTGCCTGGCCATCCTCATCGCCAAACACTCTCAAGCAAAGCCGCGCTAGGTCTTCGCGCTGCTGGGTGACCTCGCGGATGTCATCGGTCTGGCCCAAGTTGTCGAGCTCTTCCCAGCTCATTTAGGCAGCTCCACAGGCGATTCGCCGGCCTGAATGAATGGCGACTTGCCATCCTTCATGCGCATGACCGCGTGGTCGACCGCCTTGTTCATAATCGATGGCGGCATCCGCTCCATGAACTGCTTCGAGCTCGGATCGTTGCGCAGCAGGTAGTTCATCTCTTTCTTGTCAAGCGTTGGCACGATCAGCGGGATGTTGACCTCTTTGCCGCCCAACCCGACACCGACGCTGATCTCAGTCATCACGTTGCCGTCAGGGCGCTTGATCTCGCCAAAGAATCCGGTGCCTTTCTTGCTGCCGTCTGGTCTGCTTCCGTAGTCCATCACATCGCTCCTTCAGGTGCGGGCAGAGCGCCTTGCTGCGCCTGCATGGCCATCGCTTGCGCCATCGCCTGCTGCTGCTGGATCTTCTGCGCTTCCTCCATCAGCACGGCACGCTCTTCGCGGGTGTTTCTGACCGCTGCCGGCACACCGAGCTTGTCGCCGATGTAGTCGACCACGGCATCGTTCTTGATCGCCAGCTGGCCGTCGGAGCCAAACTGGCCGGACACCATCAGCTGGGTGTATTGCATGATGGCGTTGACCTCTTCCATGTTCTGCGCCATCGCCAGCGGTGCCACCGGCACCACCTTGACCTCAAGCCCATTGACCCGCAGCGGCATGTCGATCAGACCGCGCTCGTCCATCACCTCAAGGATCTTGGCCACCAGCGGGATCATGGTCTCGTTGATCAGTCGACCAAAGGCAGAGCCCAGGTTTTGCGCGAGCTCCTTCATGCGCTCGACGATCTCAGTCGCCGACCGCGCAGACATGTTGTCAGGTGGCAGCGACTCGTCCAGCAGGATGCGCTTGATGTTGCTGCGCAGGTCGTTGATCACTAGCTGCGACACGTTGAAGTCACCCGAGCGTGGCAGCGCCTGCAGCGCCGGCCCCTGCGGGCCACCATTGCGGGCTACAGGGATGATCGCCCCAGGCACCAGCTTCACCGTGTTCGGGTTCAGCACACCATCATCAGCCGCGGTGTACACGCCGGCCACGGCCAGCGAGGCATTCTTCAGCAGCAGCTCGATCGTCTTGTTCAGGGTCTTGATGTCGGGCAGGGCGGTCATCAGCGGGCCGCGACCGTAGATCTCGCCGGCCACCTTCATGTAGCGGCTGATCACCCAGGGCGAAGTCTTCTTGCGGCGGTAGACGATCTCCTCTTTGCTGATCTTGTCGATGACGTGGTAGCAGTAGTCACCGCGGCCAGCGTCGAAGATCGTCGCCTCGAGGAGCTCAATGTCGTCGGTCGGCTTGTCCTGAATGCGGCGCTTCATATTGTCGGACAGCTTGGCGTCCGGCCACTGGCGCTCAATCGATTCGCCCTTGATCCGCATCCGGCGGTAGACGTTGTCGACCTGGCCGTTCGCACCTTCCTCGTAGCTGACCAGGAACAGCGGCACCGGCACAAAGTTGATCGGCGACGTGTCGTCACCAGGCTGCACCATCATGCAGGCCGTGCCGACAGCGAGATCCAGCAGGAATTCACCGATCGCGATGTCGAAGTTGGACTGCTTCAGCACGTCGAACATCTTGTCGCTGTACGCATCGAGGATCGCTTGCGCCATCTGCTTGCGGTCAAGCGGGATCGACGGGCCGGGCTCAAGCCGCGACCACTTGCGCTGTGGCGGGAAAACAACGCTCTGCAGACGGTTGGCAAAGCGCTGGGTCGAGTTGATGGCGGTCGAGTCGAACACCCGCGCCATCTTTTTGCTGCCGGTCGCGCCACCCTCCCAGACGCCATACAGCTGACGTTGGGGCAGGGCAAACTCGTAGGCATCCTGGTACAGCTGCTGGAACTCATCCTTCTTGGTCTGAGCTGCAGCCTGGCGCTTGATGATTTCCTCTGGCTTTAAGCGCTTGCCACCGAGTGGCGTCTTGTATTCCATGATTAGCCGTCCTTGTCGATCTGGTACTCGTCCAGCATTGGGCGCTTAGTCTTGCGCGTCTTGGCAGCCGCCTTGAAAGCAGCATCGGTTGGCGCACCAGCCGAGCCGGGCTTCCTCATCTTTTCGCCGGAGCCTTCTTTAATGCGCTCGCGCTTGGCGTGAATGTTTTCGTATAGACCTGGCATCTCAAGCTCCTTCCAACATGCCGCGGCTCATGCGCCGCATGACTACGTTTTGTTTTGCTGCCTTGCGCTCACCGACCTCGCGCTCAAATGTCTTGCCGAGCTCTTCGCGCTTTTGCTGAAACTGACCTGTTTCAAACGTCGGCAACTGAGGCTGCGCTGGTGCAGAAGGTGGTGATGGCAGACTGAGCGTCGGCGCAGAGATGCTTGGCGCTTGCGGCGGTGCCTCGTTGAATGTCGGAACGTCGCGTGTCCGAAACAGCTGCTGTTGCGTGACATTGACTGTTTGCCCTCTGCTGGTTCCTTGAGTGGTCACGTTTTCAACGAAGTACCCAGACGGCAGGTTGTTAGGCGAATACAGTTGGCCACCGATGTTGTAGGCCGTTCCTGATCGCCCCGTAGATGTCGCGGTGATATTCACTCGCTCAGATGGGTTTGCAGCAATGCTGGCAAGGCTTGCGTTGTACGCATTCAAGCGCTGCGTATATGCCGCGACTTGCTCGTCATATGTCGCCATCGTTTGCGCGTATGCCTGCGACTGTTGTTGAAATGCAGCGTTGGCAGCCAGCACTTGACTCTGGTACGCCGGGAAATCCTGCTGCGTGTATCTGTTGACAGCGGCCTCGTAGGGATCAAGCACCGCTTTAGTTTGAGCAGTCCAGTCCTTGAAGCCAGTGGCCTGCTGTTGGGCGACATCGAACAGACCGGTCTGATACGTCTTGGCCAGGCGCTCAATGTCTGCAGTCGCACGACGTGCGGCCTGCTTTTTCTGGTACTGGGTTGGGCCGGTCGCCATTACATCATTCCCATGCCAGCGCCCAGGGTGTCTTGTGTGATGCCGAGCTCGGGCGTCAGACGTTCTTGAGAGAGCAGGGCGCGACGACCGCCGCGGGTGC